AACTAACTTAGATACTGGCGCTGTAGTGCCAATGCCTACCTTGCCGTCGTACTGGATGCGCATCGCCTCAGTCAGGGTGGAGTCGTTTGAGGCTCGTCTAGTACAAAACGCCAAATGGCCAATGCTGCTATCAGATCCAGATGTTACTAAAGATTTAATTGCAGCAAACTTCCAAAGTCCACTGGCTGCAGAAAACAGTATAGTACCACCACTGTTGGTTAAAGTTCCATTTCCAGAAACCTCCAAGCTCGTCGCTAGAGCTGTATTGATTGAAGATGTTTCTTGGTCATCCCCTACGACATGAAGAGAATTTGCAGGCGACGCAGTGCCAATGCCTACTCGGTTATTAGTTGAGTCTACCTTAAGGGTAGTAGTGTCTACTGTTAAGTCGCCAGATGCTGTAAGACCAGAGGAACTAATTACAACACGGCTAGACGATCCGTCTTCAGGACGAAACGAATGAGTGCTTGCATCATAAAATGCTTTATTAGCCTCTGAACTAGATGCTCCATATAGTTCAATATTTGCTCCATCAGTATCTCCACCTTTAAGAGTGAGGTTTCCAGTATTTCCAGATTGTTTAACCGACCCATCTACCGAAATATCTCCAGATGCAGAAAGGGTGGTAAACGATCCAGCAGATCCAGTAATGCTACCGCTTGTGCTAATTACTACATCGTTTGCTAACTGATCGGTTCCAACTGCATCAATAGCAATTTTGCCACGGCTAATTCCTAAATCCTTAACAATGATTGCGCCAGAGCCTGATTTTTGAGTAGAGATTCCATCTACTGCTCCTGCGGCAAACTCAGCATCATTAACTGCATTGTTTAAAGAACCTGCTGTTACCTGATCTCCGTTAGCAAACGTGTTTCCTGTTGTAAGTACTGCCATTATTCTGCCTTATCTAAACTTCTAAATGATGTAGCTCCAGCTACCTTTAATGCTCTTAATCTAGGTCTTCCCTTAGTTGTTGTCAATTTAAACTGTAATCCGTAAGCTCTTCTGTTTCCAAATCTGCCCCTTAATGAGACATCTTCATCAATAGCAAGAGGAGATCCGTTAAGATCACTAATGCTGCTTAGGTCTATTATATCATCAATATTTTCTGTGATTGCTTCCAGGTCTGCATCTGAAGTATTATCTTCACTAGATTGAATATGCAAATCAAAATTGTTCCACTTTTTGCGGTCTAAAGAATTAAGATTAAACATCCTAGTAATAGCTGAAGACAGCACTTGTGCATCAGTAACAGTACCACCTACTTGAACTATGTATAGATCCCTGTCATCAATCCTAGATTCGTACTGATGAACTCCACCGTTACGATTTATTGCGTACACTGAACGCCTATCTCCCTCGCCAGCAACAGTTAATTCACTGTACTCCCAGTCAGGGTCATTAATACTGTCTATAGATTCCCATTGCTTATTCAGGAAGTTGTAAATAAGTAAAGCGTTATTAGTGGTGCTATTATCAAGGGGTACAGCTAAGTAGTACCTATTATCAAAGTAAACAGACTTAGCTTTACTTGCGTGTGCCTTATTAATTCTTTTAATAGTTCCCTCAATAGATGCTGATAATGGAACATCTTGTCCTCTAAGGTTGTACAAATCAATAAAGTTTAATCCATAAACTCCATTGTCAGATAAAAATATCATGCTGTTTCCTATCTGCTGTACACTATCCCTAGCTAAACAACCTACTTCATTGGTAATTAACTGAGATACTGAACTCCCTAAGTCTAGGCTATTGGCAACAATATGTATACTATTGCGATTAAAGACCACTAGTTTGTCATCCGAAAATGAATGAAAGCCTACAATAAAGTCAGCCGCACCAGCGTTAAACCTAAACTGTCCATAAATTCTGTCGTAAGTATCTGCGTCAAGTATATCCGAGAACAGAGCCTCATCAACAATGTTTCTATCAGTAATAACAGAAGATCCAGTGCTTCCAGTAACATCGTACTGGTAAGGAACAATCAATCTACGCTGATGGTAAACTCCAAACTCGGGAGCAGGCATATGAGTAAACCCAAGACCTTGAGATGTTTTCTTGCTATAATGATTATTATGGGAACCCTCGTCATCGTACTGAGCATAAAAAGTAAACGTGTTAGCATCAGGAACACTTGCAACAGTATAGGAATCACCAACTACTAAAGCGTCAGAAGACTCAGTTACAACAACAACTTCCCCAACAGATAGTCCATGAGCAGTAGCAGTTACGGTAACTACTCCATCTGAAATAACAGTATTAGCTCCACCGTCTCCTAGTCTAACTGGTTGGGTGTAATCACCATTCCCTACAAGAGAAAATGCAGGAGAAGAAATATCTCCATCCCACTCCATCGCAATATCTCCTTTGCGGAATATGTACAACTTGTTAAACGCTTGAATTACTGTGCTTCCTTCAGGAACGGTTTCTCCAGCAGGATAAGTAAGTATTACTGTGGTAGATCCTGAATCAGCAGTCTTAACAAGAACAGTACTGTTGGTAGCTACGCAAGCTACGTAAGACTCAGAATCATTATTAGGATCTGAGAACTCGCAAGAAGCTTCAATAAAGTTACCAGCAGTAGAATCTATTTTCATGCCAGTAACAGCTAGTGAGTCATCGGTAGGAGTGCTGTCTAATCCAGTCACAGTATAAGTAATAACGTAATCACTTACATAGGTAGCAATAAAATTTCCATTAGGATTTATTAACCCAGTGTAATCAAATCCACTAATGTTTACCCCAGTACCATCTATTATCCCGTGAGGATTAGTTCCAAAATCTATAGTAATAAGATCACCAACTCTAGTAAAAGTATTAACAGCAGGAATTGATTCGTACAAATAAAACGGTAATGTAAAAACGCCAGCAACAAACGGAGATGAAAATAATTCAACGCCTTTTCTGGGTTGCCACTCACCATTAATATCCATACGCCCATTATTAGATTCAGTCAAAATACCTGGACGCAACTGATCTGGCCTTAACTTATTGTTAAAGCCCGTAAACCCTTGATCTAGGTCTTCTGCTATTCGGTTATCTAAATTTCCGTATGAACTATATCTTGCCATTTAACAATTCCAAGCTCTTCTGCTCCAGTAGTTCGCAGACAGTTTATTACTCTTACCCTTAATCCCACCTGACCTAGCACAATAACTCTTCTTACGTGCAGGGTTACTTTTCTTAATGCTCATGTTAGCATCGCCAAAACGTACAATCTTCTCCTTGCCACCCTGACAGGCTTTCACAACGAACTTCTTTCCACCAGACACTTGTCTTCGCGGAACGTTACACTTCATGCTTTTCTTATTTATTGCCACGCTTTACCGCCTTTACTCTTCTTGGTTTACCTGCTGGTTGTCCCAGTCTTTTCTTCTGGGCTATCCTTGATCGTTTCTGTGATGCAGTCATTTCTCCTTTAGTTACAGGAGTCTTGCTGCTTACACGCTTAGATGGACGACAATAGGGTGTACCACGTTTCTCCCCTTTACGGCGACCACAAGGCTTACCAGTGCGTACATCTACCCACTTCTCCTTGAACCACCGCTTAAGGTCAGCACCTTTCTTTGTCTTCCGTACAGCCATTACTTCTTCTTACGCTTACCCCAGTTAGCAGCACCCACCTTACGGCACTTAGCTATCGCACCACTTGCGTACGCAGATGGGAACACCTTATAACGGGCTTTAACTTTTCTGTAGCAAGCGTCTTTAGGCATAACTACTTCTTTCCTTTGCTACCTTTACCGTAGCCACCACATGATTTGCGTTTTCCGTATTTCATATCTATACAATTGTCACAAATAATGTCCAGTTTTTGTGACAAAAAAGTGGACAGATTTTGATTTCCTATTTAACTTGTGAACTTCCGAAGTAAAAACCCAGTAGAGCCAGCATCCCTTGCCTTACTTCTGGCAACAATACGAACCCCTCTAAGTTTTTCCATTTATCTACTCCTATTCCTAAAAATTTTAATATCCCCAATTTGTTAGCCTCAACGGTTACTGGTATATCAAAGAACGCCATGACAAAGGGAGCAAATACGACTGAGAAAAGTATACAGATTGCAATAAAACGTCTGATCCACGCTCCTCCATCTCCTGTTCTTTTTGCTGCTCTATCTGCTGAATCATCTGATACTCCTTGTCTCTTAATCATCGCATCAATAGCATTTGCTTGGATATTCATTTGTGCTGAGATAAGTTTCATTACAAATCCCGTGACTCCACCTCCAAGCATTGCCACTAACTCTGATGTCATTTTTTTCTACCAATCTCCTTTATTATTTTAAAAATAGAAAGACTCATAAAGATCACAGTAAACGCCGATGCTACTACAGATAGCACTTGGTCTGTTCCTGCTAGGGCTAGACCTGCTCCCGAACCTAGCACACCTATCACTGATCTTTCTACCATGTCTTTCACTTGTCGAAATTTAAGGCGTACTCATTAAGCTTGCTGATCGAAAGCCTTCTGCATTCCAGATCACTCTTAAGGTTTTGCCTGTTCTCTATATTAAAACATTCTTTGTCAAAAAATATGTAGTCTCTAAAGGCTTCGTACTCCCAGCCGTTCTCTTCACAAATAGAAACCAAGACCCGTTCGTAGTCACTAAGATCCAAGAACCGATCTCCATTAGAACCACCTATCCTAGTTACAGTCCTCATGATCTTTCTATCACAAGCCTCCCGTGCTTGTCTCTGTAGGTTCTAATTCTTACTTCGCGTGTCAGTAAATCACCGTTTGGTGAATCACCGTTTGGTGACCTAAAGCTCACCTCTTTGCTCTTAATTGCTGCACCCTTCAAGGTAGTAGGAGCGACTGGAGGATATGTTTTAATACTAACGATGTTAGTCCAGTCCGATTCGCCGAATTGATTCCAAGCTCTAACTTTGTATGCAAGCGTGGTTCCAATTGGGATGACACCATCCGTAAACGTAGCATCGTCAGCGTTTGTCGCAGCTATAAGCAACCACTCGCCACCATTTTGCTGCCGCCAAATCTCAAAGCCATCCTCGTTGTCCGAGTTATCTTGCCACTGTAAAACTAAGTCGGCTCCAAAAAGAGTCGTCGTTGTAAACATTATGGCTGCTAAGAGTGTTTTCATGTTTAAAGATCCGAATAGTTTAGGGTGCCGCCTGAATTATAGAGAAAATCAACATTGTCAGCCGTAGGAATACCTGTAAAAAATCCCATATAATCAATTTCTACATCTACGCCATTTGTGGGGCTACCTCCTCCTATTGTAAT